GCCGACATACTCGAAGGTAAAGACATACACAGACAGACGGCCTCAATAATTAATCAGTGCAGTACTACCGAAGTAACCAAGGATGCCAGACAACAGGCTAAGGCATTCAGCTTTTTACCACTTTTTGGTGGAACTTCATTTGGACACCCGCCTCACATTGCTGCATATCTGGATGGCTTTTATGACATCTACAAAGGCATACACTCTTGGCATGAACAGCTGATGACCGGAACCCTGAAGAACGGTATCGTACAGACGCCTTCAGGCAGGCAGTACTTCTGGCCTAATGTTGTGCGTACTCGCGGTGGTAGAGTATCTAATGCAACACAAATATTAAATTATCCCGTGCAGGGATTTGCTGCAGACACTGTGCAGTTAGCCTGCATACGGGCGCACCGTCTGTTTAAGAAGAATAAACTAGAGAGTAAGCTTATTCTGACGGTACACGATAGCATCGTGGTAGATGCTACTGAAGATGAGTACGAGAAGGTAATATCCATACTACAAGAGGCTATGGTGGGTGTGCCGGAAGAGATCGAACACAGGTATAATTATAAATGTGTAGTGCCTCTAGACATAGAGATAAGTGTTGGCGATAACTGGCTTGATCAGTCGGAAATAGTGTTGACCCCAACACCTAACTAATGTACAATGTAAGTTCATATAAATTTTGGAGATATTATGTCTAATATAGTACCCGTAGAAGGTGGTTTGAGCCTAGAAGAATTGGCTGTAGAACTAGGGGCATCATCTGCCCCCAAGGGACCGAAGATCCCTGCCTTAAAGATAAATTCTCAGGGTGAAGACCGTGACGGCAACCAAATTCCTTTGGGAGCCTTCTTTCTGAACACTGGTGAAGATCATGTTTATGCAAAAGATGGCGTTAAAATTCGCCCTCTATCAAATCACATACAGTATATGCACTGGGGTGATGGCGTACTTATTAATAAGTCACGTTTAGTAAAAAACATGCGAGAAGAAGCTAGGGATCAACTAGGCGGTATGATGGTAGGAATGCCTACATATGAGCAGTCCGTTAGTATGTCTAAAGAAGAGCGTGAAGAGTACATAGGCCGCGACAGATATCGCATAGTTCGAGCCTTGTGTTCCTACACTGGTAAGACTGCTTCTGGAGAGGAAAGGACTGTTGAAAACCAGCCTTGTATTCTGTCCCTGAAGCGTAAAAACTATGGTCCATTTTACCATGACGTTTTAAATCGTCTACCTGCAGACACTAACATGTTTGACTTCGACTGTGTACTTACAGCTGAGAAGAACAAGACTGACAAAGGCGCTGTTTACTATGTAATGCGTTTTTCACCACAGTTTTCTACCAAACTACCACTGGATCAGATGACGTATGATAGTTTATCTGCAGTGTCTGCTATGGTGAAGGCAGAGAACTTACGCATTGATGAGAAACATTTCGAGGCTATGGACCGAAAAAATGATGAGGTTGAGCAAGATCGCATCATGGATGAAGTTAATACCCTAGATGGTGATTTTAAGTAATGGGCATCATTACCAATATGACAAATGAGGAGTACCACGCTACGGCTGGTATTTCCTCATCTGCTGTGAAGTCTGTTGATAAAAAATCTCTGGCGCATTGGCGTGGTGAGAAGAGAAAACAGACGGCTGCTTTTACAATGGGAACTGCAGTCCATTCATTTTTGTTAGAAGAGGACAAACCGGATCTTGTGGTAAAGGGTCCGAAGACTAAAGCCTCTAAAGCATTCAAGGACATACAGGAAAAACTTAATCCAGAACAACTCCTGTTGACTGAGGTTGAGTACTACACTTCCAAGGCTATTTCTAAGGGTGCATTAAGTAATCCACATATGAAAGAGCTTCTACGTCATAAAGACAGAGAAAATGAAGTATCTATCTTCGTAGAATGTCCAAATACGGGTCTTACACTCAAAACTAGGCCGGATTTAATGATACAAAGCAATAAAGGCTTGTATGACGTTAAAACAACTCAAGACGCCAGCCCCCGTGGCTTTCAAAAAGAGTGTTTTTTGTATTCTTATGATTTGCAGGCAGCATTTTATTTATATGTCTGTCAGTTGGCAAAATTAGATGTTTCTGAGTTTAGTTTCTTAGCCGTAGAGAAATCTGCGCCCTACTGTAGTCATATTCACATGGTTGGTCCTGAGCTTTTAGACTCAGCCATGAGTAGAATGATGGCAACCTTGGAAATAATAGCCAAGGCCAATGAAGAAGAGAGCTATGGTACGGGCTGGGGGGAAAAGAATATTCTCAGCCTTCCCAAGTGGCTATAACTCCTCAGTCAGCTAAAGCAAAAGGCAGACGCTTACAGCAATGGGTTCGTGATAAATTGTATGCTAAATTTCCTAAGCTTGAGGATGGTGACATTCGAAGTACAAGCATGGGAGCCAATGGCGAAGATTTATTATTCAGCCCAGCTGCTAGGCGTCTGTTCCCTTATTCTGTGGAATGCAAAAACAACAAAAGTAATGCAATCTACAAAGTGATGGATCAGGCCACAGAGAACTGCCCGAAGGGTGCTACTCCTTTAGCAATAATAAAAGCAGACCGCCATAAACCATTGGCTGTTGTAGACGCAGAGCATTTTTTCCAACTAGCAAAGAAAACAGGTAAACATGGAACCAAGTGATTTAGACGAAAACACTTTAGCAGTACATATCAAGGTAGACGAGGATGGAGATTTTCAGATTTTCGTAGGGTCTAATTTGGTAGAAGACCAGTACGAAGAAGATGAAATACAGTACTTCAACGATCTTTTAAACGGCATTTCTTTTACTTTAAATTTTGGTGTGGATCAGATGGCCGCTCAGGGAAGTCTGATGCGTAAGATGTATGAAGCTAAAAACAAGGAACACGAAAATAAAGAGTTATCTGAGTTAGATGAAGATCTCATAAAAGCTATGGCTGGAAGCAACATATTACATTTTAAAAAGAAGGTACACTAATGGCTAAATGGGGATCAATACCACCAATTTCTGTAGAGCAACCCGCTCCTGATGTTGTTAACAACCCGCCACATTATAACGAAGGCACGATTGAATGCATAGACGCCATGAAAGCAATGGCTGACGGCGTACTGAATGTCTCTGCCCACGAAGCTTACTGTTGGCAGAATGCTTTCAAATACCTGTGGCGTTGGCCTTACAAGGCTGGGGTGGAAGACCTTAAAAAATGCCGCTGGTACTTAGACCGTTTAATCGAGGAACTAGATACATAAAATGATGATGGATTATCACCCCACCCCTCTGGAAATGGTCAGAGAGTTTGCAGAATGTATGGATCAAACTCTGTACGAGCCTTGGTGTCACAACATAAGTCTCGAAGACATGAGGTTTAAGTTGATTGCCGAAGAGTACTCAGAGGTTGCAGAGGAAAGTGCCAGAGCAACTGACGCAGAGGCAATGTTAAAAGAACTAGCCGACCTTGTGTATGTCGTTAATGGGTACTGCGCCACCTACGGCTGGGATCTGGATGAAGCTATCCGGCGTGTCCATGCCAGCAATATGTCTAAAATGGGAGATGACGGTAAGCCCTTGTATCGAGAAGATGGCAAGGTTCTTAAAGGCCCAAATTATAAACCTTGTGACTTATCTGAACTTGTGGAGAGAATAGAATGAATAACTACCTACCGACTGATTACCAAACCTTTATAGCAACTTCTCGTTATGCTCGATGGCTAGAGAATGAAGGCCGCAGGGAAAACTGGGGTGAGACTGTTTCTCGATACATGAAGAACATTGTCATGCCTATTACTGGTGACGATACATATATAAAAAGTATTGAAACGGCTATCCTTGGTTTAGAGGTTATGCCTAGTATGAGATCCCTGATGACGGCTGGACCTGCAGCGGCAAGGGACAATACTTGTATGTACAATTGTTCTTACCTAGCCGTAGATGACGTTAAAGCCTTCGATGAAGCAATGTTTATTTTGCTGTGTGGAACAGGGGTAGGGTTCTCTGTAGAAAGGCAATTTATAGACAAGCTTCCTGAAGTACCTAATCTAATAGAAAGCGATACAGTGGTGTCTGTACGCGACAGTAAGGAAGGCTGGGCTAAGGCCTTTAGGCAGGTTTTAGCTCTGCTTTGGGCGGGAGAGATCCCAAAGTGGGATATTACAAAAGTACGGCCTGCAGGTGCGCGTCTTAAAACCTTTGGTGGTAGAGCCAGTGGCCCAGCGCCTTTGGTAGATTTATTTAACTTCTCTGTGCAGATATTTAAAAATGCAGAAGGACGTAAGCTGTCTTCTATTGAGTGCCATGATCTTATGTGCAAAGTAGGTGAAGTAGTAGTCGTGGGCGGTGTACGCCGTAGCGCAATGATTTCATTAAGTAACCTCTCTGATGACGGCATGAGGTATGCTAAGTCTGGTAAATGGTATGAGAATGAGCCTCAAAGAAGCTTGGCTAACAATTCTGTTGCCTACTCAAAGAAGCCGGACAGTATGTCGTTTATGCGTGAGTGGATGGCGTTAGTAGAGAGTGGCTCTGGTGAACGAGGCATCTTTAATCGTCAGGCTGCTA